GTCGTTCTTCGAGCTCAAAATTCTTCTGGGCCTCTGTGCCCACTGTTTGTAAATTTTCTTGAATACTAGCTTGTGCTTCACGCTCAAGCCTATTCACCTCTGCTCTCCACTTATCTGGGTCTTCAAACTTTAGAGTATCAAGTTCTTCAGATGCTTTTACAGAGGGACTTACCTGGTTCATTAGGTATTCTCTCTCTTTAGCCAACCTCAAGTTCTCCTGACGAGTCTTTGTGTATGATGACTGTGTGTCTCTTCTTCTCTTCTCAGCTGTTGCTGCCTCTTTAAGCAGTGTTGCTATTGCTTCCTTAGGGTCTTCCGGCAACTTAGCCTTTAAACTGTCTATGTAAGTATCGTTATCCACGGAATACCTCCTTAATAATTTATTTATAAATTATTATATCATAATTAAGCTTAAAGTTTGCTTAAATTCCCTCATAACTATTATAAAGTTGAACTTTATTTTCGTAGGTAACATCTACTGTAGTATCGTATGATAGTCCTTGTGCCATGTAGCGCAGTGAGTCCATGTAGTTAGAACACCAGTCGTGCAGTGGTATCTGTAGGGTTACATCTAACTGTTTATCATACTTCCATCTATACAGCTGTATACTACTTAGGGTCTTCCCGGTATTACTATTATCTATATAGAGCACATTTACTAATTGTCTAAGCGCCTCTATACCATCAAGCAGCGATGTCCTCTTAAGTAGTCTTACTGGTAGATTATGGTCCCTAAATCTCTCCAAGCGAGTCCTGCCCGTCGAGAAGTCTGTAACGTTTGCATCGTGTGGGAGTATTACATCTGTGACGCGATAATTCTCTGTAGTTACTAAGTATTTGATTAGGTCTGCGTAGTAGTCCAGCCCCTCACCACTATTAGCTATCGTTCGTATCAGTCGAGGTCTCCCATTTATCACCTGCACGAAGTGTAGTATAGTCTCATCATTAACACCTATGTCGTAGCTTACAGTTACAGGTACCCCTGGAACGTGTGGAAAGTGTCCGTAGCGGTTCTCCCTGATAATACTATCATATTCTCTCTTCAGTATCGTTCCGTGCACACTCTGCTCGAATGCCTCTTCTATTGTGGCCGGGTACTCAAGCTTTATGTCATCTAGCCCTAGTTCTACTGCCTTAGCTATGTACCAGTTTTTCTGTGCCCGAGTTAGGGTAATGTTAAGTTTACTCTCTAGTTGTGGGAAGTATTTGTTATTGAGCTCAGTTACTATGTGTTCCTTGTGTTTTACTATGTGTGGCTGCTGCTCCATAGTACAGTCCTGGTCATCTATCCAGCTCAAGAACACTAGCTCGAAATCCAGTGGTGTGAGAGTTGCTCCTGCATCCTGTAGTGCCTTAGCCTGCATACACATCTCATAAAAGAGTCCGTGGGGTCCCTCACTAGTAGACTCTATGGTTATCTTATTGCCTGCTGATACTGCCTGGAATGCACCAGTCTTTAGCTCACGTGCCTTATCTGGATATTTCTTACTAATTTTAGCTAGCTCGGATACGTGTAAGCTCTGTAGAGTATCACCTCTAAAATTACCTATCTTGAGAGTACTTCCGTTCGAGAATACCATCTCCTTTCTATTAGCAGCTACTAATGTTACACCGAAGAGGGTCTTCGCATCAGGGTCCATTTCGTTCCACATAGTTAGAGCCCTCTTGGCTAATTTATCGCTCTCATCTTGTCCGTATGACTGTATACCTGCCTGATATCCCTCGTGTGTTAAACAAGAGTCCAAGTTATAAGCTACTGCATATGTAGATACACCTTGTTGTCTTGATTTCGGTATTATTTTACGTGGATGTGGGTGTGATGCTATTTTTTCCTGTGCGTCGTTAAATTTCAGTATTTGCTTCTTATTGTCCTTAGTAAAGATAGTGTAGAGATGGTTTAGGCGCCATCGCTTAGACTCAAATGTCATCATTATATTTCTTTATCATATTCTGCATAGCTATATTGATTGTGGTCTTATTGGTATTAGGGTCTTCACCATAGCTTTTTTCTATAGTATCTACTATAGATACTATATCTTTAAGTTCCTTAGTCTCCGCAAATTTGGCATCGTTAGCTATAAAGTTAATTGCGTGATTAATTGCTGACTCCTTAAATGCTGCTATTTTGGTTAAGATTTCCTTGCGTTGATTTGGTAGTGTTGGGCCCTCAGCTGGGATAGGAAGCATTGAAATTCCTTTTTATTTTTATTATATCCTATTTAAGTTTAAATTTAGTTTAAATTTTTTATATTTATGGTTAGTTTTGTAAATTAATTGAATTGCGGAGATTCTCTGGAATTTAAGGGAATCTACGGGCCGATATTTCGCCATTTGTGTAAGGCCTGTACTTGACCGTAGGGCCCAGAAGTTAGCTTAATCTAATCTTAAGTGGGAGAACTACTTCATAATCTTAAGCTTCATTTAATAATTAATCTAATCTTAAGAATTTAATTAATATTAATATCTAATAGTATCTTAAGCATTTTTATGATATACGCGCGCGTTTCATTTATATACGTGACGCGCACGCGTATATCATAATTCATATTAGTTCTCTGTTAATTTTAAATATTAGCAGTGAAATTTAAATTAAATTTAAGTTCTTTTTAATCTAGTTTTAATATAACTTTTTGTATAATTTTATATAAAGAAAATAAAGTTATTGAAATTAAATTAAAAAATTCGTTTAACCTTCTTTATGATATAATTATAAATATAAATATAAAACGAAAGGACAGAACGATGAGAAAATTATACATTGCGGATACTGAGATTTTTCAAGATAAGTTCGAAGCCTCTTTGGCGTCAGGAACTTATCTTTGGATAGATGATAATCATATATTATATGATGAGACTAGACATGATATACTATGGGATATTGATTTTGAGGATTTAACAGAATATACTCCGATAGAAATAATACAACTATAGTTACTTCAGAGGGCCTATTAATATAATAGGCCCTCGAAAGTGACTATGTTAATAGCACTATATTTTAACACAAAGGACCTATTATGGCAAGATTAACAAAAGTACAAGTGTGGACTAATGTCCAATCACAAGTTGAGGAACTACTTAGTAACTCTAAAGTATCTAAAAAGTTCAGTGAAGAGCTATTAAATATACTTGAGGCTAATATAGCACCAAAAGTAGGTGGTGGAGTATCATTAAACCCTCCAAAATTAGATGAAGATGGTAACATTGTAGAAGCATACTGTAGATTTCATCAAAGATATGAGTCAGCAAAAGATATGGTTATGTCTAAAGGTAAATCAAAAGGCTATTGTAAAGCATCAATAAGCCTTTGGAATAAAACTATGACTAAGATTAAAAAATTAACTAATGAAGCGGTTGACTATACGAATGAGGGAGATTTTGACAACGCTCAAGAAGTCGCTAACGAGGTTAAGGAGTTAAGGGATAACTTTAATAAGCCGGAATTTTATGACTATGATAGAGATTGGGCCGAGTTCAACCAAAGCTAAATAGTTTAACAAAGGGCTATTTAATTATAGCCCTTGATTAAACTAATTTAGGGAGTTAGAAATGTTAGAATATTATAAAGATAAAATAGAGGCTATATTAGCTAAAGAGGATGATATAGAAGTTCGTGAAAGCCTAGTATACTATATTGGCTTTATAGATGGCTTAATTAGCATAGGCTATGAGGGCGACGATGGCTTTATAGCTTTATTAGAAAATATTATAAGGGAGTTAGAATGTTAGAATTTAAATATAAATATACAAATATACTATTATATGATAATGGTACGATAGTAGCCACGAGGATTATAAATAGCAAATTATATGCTATAAAAATAAATAAGCTTTCATTATTGCTAAGTGACGCCGTAACTAAGATAAATAAGCTAGGACTTTTGGACAATGAGATGTTTTGCTTGCTAAGTGAAGTTGATAAAATATAAATATATTAATATATCCATTTAATAATTCATTTATTAATTTATCTATCTATTATCTTATTATATTAATATAAAATATATGAAAGAAAAAAATTAGTGAAGGGGAAGTTATAAAAAAATAAATTTCCATATATGATATAATAGAGCCCTTTTCATATAATAGCGACTCAGCCAAATCTCAAAATTGACCTATTATATTATTATATTTTATATATCATATATATTAGTATAATAGGCAATTATTAAATTAAAATTAAATTTTAAACTAATTAATTTTTTAATTAAATTAAAATTAAAATTTTAAACTAATTAAATTATTTAATCATAATATATATAAATTATGATATAATGTAATTACAAGGAGAATAAAATGACCTACAGTCAACTATTGGAGTCTATATATGACTACACGCACCAAAATCAAATGGACGAATGGACGGCATCTAAGCAAAGGCTACGCAATCTAAATGTTACCAAGCATATACCAAATTACTATAGCCAATTAATAGTACATACGGGCGATATACTAAAGGACATAGAGAAACGAAGTCAAGGAGTAGTCGCAAGGGACCTAGGACTCACACAACCTCAATTATCAACACTACTAAAACTATTAAAGGAACTTTATTATAATGACTATAGCATACACCAAGCTTAAGGGCACTCTAAACCGTGTTAATGGCACCAAGGTAGTTACCCTAGAGAACGGTAACAAATCTAAGGAGCTTAAAACCACTACAAGATGGAGGCATCAAGAGTACTACGAAACTACCGACCTACAATCATTAGTGAACACCACCAATCAAGCAATAGCTATATTAGTTGGTAAATGTAACCCACCATTAGTTGCCATTGATGCAGACTCAGCACATACAAGGGACATACTGCTTCAAGTACTCAAGACTCTTCCAGCACACGCTCAGCCGCTCTTATTAGCTACCTCAAACAAGGTACAGCACGGGAAAGATGGGGCTCACCTCATCTATATAGACAACGGGGATAATAATGAGCTATATAGTGCACTCGGCATCAAGGACAACTCAAAGAAGCTAGGGGCTGACCTAGATATTATTAGGGGCGATAACCTGCTATTCTTGGCAGGTGAAGCGAATAGCCTTAAGGCTAAGCCACAGCTTAATATAAATAGTACATCGAGTATACCCGACATAATACAAATAGTACTCAAGGGATTAACGCCTCAAATTCAACTCAACACAGCCACTACACCATCACAATACGAATATGAAACTCAATACAACGATAATCAATTAGCTATTTTATTTGAGGACTATCTTAGCAACACCAAGAAACGTCCCGAACTACTAAATAGCTTCCTACAGCTAAGGACCGCTAAAGACCAACGTAGTCTATTTACCAATCCAGACCAACTAACGCCGCAAACTTACACTGGGAAGCCTCACACGCTACTCTTAGGGCTCAGCCTCTCACTAAGGAACGATATTGGTATTACTAAAGACCTACATCGAGCTATAATAGCACACATCAACACACTACTACCACATAGTAAGGATTTAACAGCTCTACACCTCGAGCTGCTTACACCAGACACTAAAGAACCCTATCCATATAAGGAGGATTGGAAACAAATGACAGCAAGCCTAAAGAATAAACGCAACCACATACTAAACATATATGCTGTGAGTGTAAGCAGTGAGACTAAGGTTAAGGGTATAAAGTATCTAATACACAATTCACATAATAATGAGATAACTGCATTCAAGGACCTCACAGCACTCAAGAATGAATTAGTTAGTGATACGGGCATACCAGCATCAAGGATATCTAAGATACAGCCACGGATAGATACAATAGCCTTAATCGAGAGACCTAATAAACCCTTTGGATTGCTACCTAAGCAGAACTCACGACCGGACTTTAACATCTACCAACGCACAATAATTCAAGAGGTATTTTATAATCCTACTCACCATCAAGAAAATCGGAAGTACCCTACAACGATAATAGCCCTCCTTGAGGCACAGTTTGGGCAAGATAAGGTACACAAGTTACTGTTACCATTCCTCAAGCACAAGCTCATCACACGAGAGCCTACAGCACTAATATTCGCACTAATGGGGCCTCCGTACTCGTTCAAGACAGGGTTCTTTGAGGGTATATTAAGACCTCTCTTCTCAGCACAGAGATATCTTAAGACTAACGGGGATATACTCACCGAGAAATATAATGAGTTTCTGATAGACTTAGACATATTAGCTATAGATGAATTTCACCACCTACAAGGGACTCCACTGCTCAAGCCTGTAGTGCAAGAACTAAACAAGTTTGGGTCAGAGTTCCACGAGGGTATTAGACGTATGTACTCAAGTGTTTCTAAGGGTGAAGAAATACCTCAAGAGGTTACTCCATTCATAGCTATGAATAGAGTGGTGCCTCCGGTGACAGAGATAGTTGGTGAGCGACGTCTGGTCGTTGGATATGCAGACCGTACGGCGAGCCAGGCACTAGACATTAGTGATGAAAAGATAAAGCAGAGGGTTAAAGCTGAGATAGTAGACTTCGCATATTACCTGGCTACAGAGCCCCCACAGATAACATACGAGGACTATAATCTCAACACGGCATGGAAGAAAGTAGATAACCACTACTATAGGTTTATGAATGAGGGTATAAGTATAGTTAAACGGCTAGCGCTGGCTATAGGGAGTACAAGGGATATACCAGATTTAACTAAGCTAAAAGAACTAATAAGCCCCGCTAAGTTGGAAACCTGTATATTTGAGCTACAGCGCTCGAACAGAGGTTCTAAGTATCGTCTTAGATTATGGGCTAGTAAGGCAGGAGATATACGCTCTGATGTACCTGCGCTATTAGACTCGTTCGAGAGCAATTACTCAGACATAGGTAGGGACCTACAGAAACTACTCACTAATAATGAAAGGGTTTATATGTATACATCACGGTATAGAGCACTAGACCTGATATTATATCCGGATGATTTAGCACTACACAACATAGTTCCTCACAGCGAGGATGAAATACCAGGCGATGACGACCTGGACATATAAGGAGGATATAATGATAGTAGGTATATTGGAGATAATAATCATAGGAATAGCGGTGGCAATATTCGGCCCTTGGGCACTATTGCTAGGTTTTATAATATAAAGGAGAATGAAATGAAAAATGAAATAATTAATGTAGCTTCAAGAGAAGTATCCTGGGCATATAAACAACAAGAGTTTTCTGATTTAGATAGTTTAAAAAAAGCAATTAAATATGCAGAATATTCTTGGTGGGATATTCTAATAGCACTTAGAGAACTAGGTATAGTTACAACACCTGAGGAGGAACTTAAAATTAAAACTAAGTTAGTATATAAAAAATATGCTTATCTTATAAGATAATATTATGAGTCTCGACATAAATTACACTATAGGTTTCGCAGGTACGGGAAAGAGTCATAGTCTCATAAGGCTCCTGCATTCGCTGCCGCCTGAGCAGATTATAGTTATAGCGCCTACTCATAAAGCACTACGACGATTAACTACAAGTGAGGAGTATCAGCAGTCAATAGAGGCGAAGACGATACACTCGCTGTTAGGGTGGATACCATATATTAATGAGAATGCACAGCACATCAACCACATAGACTCGACACACAGGCTCGACAAGGCTCTACCGGACTATAAACATATAGTTATTGATGAGGCAGGTATGATGTCTGAGGAGATGTTGATGTCAATAATTAGTAAGATAGAAGAGGCACACGACTATAACATACAAGAGACAATAACACTACACCTCTATCTTGACCCGTATCAGCTGCTACCGGTGAAAGGTCAACAAATACAGACTGACCCGCTGACTACTGTGGAATTAACTACACAGCATCGTGCGGAGAGCCTGGACATAGTTAATACGTACACGAAGTTTGTACACTATTTACAGCATAAACAAACCACGGACCTCACTATACCATACTCTGAGCATATATTACCGTTCGACATAACTAAGTTTAGGAAGGGCGATAGACTCCTCGCATATACGAATGAGGCCGTAGGCAATTGGAACCAGATAATAGCACAACAGCTAGGTATATCTTCATATATTAATCAGGAGGTGCAATTAGGTAATAGACTTACAACTGAAATATGCGAGAACTTTATAGAGCTAACTCTAGATGATTTATTAGCTATGTGGGAGTCGAAGCAGCTAGTACTTCAGAATACACATATAAATAATAAATTCTTAGAGCCTAGTCTATATGCACTAATAACTAATAAGCACATTAAGTTTATGACTACATCAGAAGGGAAAGTGTTTCCTGTTATAGAAGGTATAGGTAAAGCTAACATAGTTCTTAAACAATCTAAAGAGGCAGCTATAAAGGATAAACGTAACTTTAAGCATGTTTATACCCTAGGTAGAGCATTTGTGATGGATTATAGCTTCGCATCTACAGTTCATAAAAGCCAAGGGCAGGAGTGGAGCACTATATTTATAGATAAAAAAGATATTCAAAAATCAATATTTAATAATTATTATGAAAATTACGCGAGATTAATTTACGTTTCTTTATCTCGTGCGATAAATTTAATCTATATTTAATAATAAAAATGATATAATATAATATCAAAACAAGGAGGCCATAATGGCAAGCAAGAAAGAAATTTTCGAGACAGTACAGGCACAAGTTGCGGAATTAACCGCTAAATATAAAACTCCAAAAGAGTTCACAGAAGCTTTAAATGGTATCATAGTAGATAGTTTAGCACCTAAGAGCGGTGGGGCATCAGTTAACATAGATGAAGTTACTAAGAAAGATGCTGATGGTAACATCACTCATATTTTGTGTTCAGTAAGTGGTAAGTTCTTACCAGCAACTAAAGAATACTTTTATGAAGATAAAGCAGGTAAGGGTATAAATGGTCTTAAGAGATTGTCAAGACAAGCTGAGGCAATTAGAAAACAATTCACTAAAGTTATAAATACTTCTGAAAAAGCTGTTATGGCAGATGTTTTAGACGGTGAAATGACTGTAGATGAAGGGAAAGCTAAGCTTCAAGGGCTTAAAGCACAGAAGCCAGACTATTCAGGAGTAACTGAGTAACTGAGTAACTGAGTTTATAGAGGGCTCTAAGGAGCCTTCCATTAAGCATAGTGCTTAGCACGACCGCGGTGCACAGCGGAATATAACACACAGAAAAGGATAAGCAATGGCTGGAACACGAGTTAAAACAAAGGTATGTACGCTAAAGTATGTTTATATTAAGGGTGAGGGTAAAAATCAGGCAATGCCTGGCAAACCGGAAAGAATGCAATATGTTGCTTCAGCAGTAATGCCGAAAGATGGTGATGCCCACAAGTTTCTATTAGCACAAATAGATAGTGAATGGGACTCTTATAAAAAGCAATATGGTGTTAAGGGGAAACCTAAGACTAATGGTATCAAAGAAGAATATCAAAAGGACCCTGAAGGTACTATAGACCCTGATACAGAAGAAATTAAAAAAATACCAACTGGTAATGTTATAGCTACCTTCAAGACAAATACTAAATGGCCTGATGGTAATGCTCAAGTAGTTAAAGTTAAGGACCGTAAAGGTGCTGATATAACGGCTGCAGTTACTGAGGCTGAATGGACTATTGGTGAAGGGTCTACCGGAGTTATTCACGGTACTGCTATGGGTAACAATGTTGGTAGTACCCACAAAGTCACATTATACCTCGCAGCTGTTCAATTAGCTACACTCAAGAAATATGAGGGTAACGAGGTACAGGCTGAAGAGATAGAAGGTGATGATATAGAATTAGATGATGGTGGAGTGCCAGAAATCTAAACCCCGGCCAGTGTAATAGCTGGCCTTTTTTATTAACAAGGAATTGCAATGCAACTAAAACTTATTAAATCTTTAAATGAGGTTAAACACTTAGTTAATGATAAGCCTACCTTTACTGATATAGAGACTGAGGGTTTATATACAGCAACTAGACTAATACAAGTATATCAGCCAGAAATAGACCCAATAATATATATTATAGACACAGATATAGTAGACCTTAGTGAAGCTAAAGATTGGTTATCTCAGCAATGGTTAGTATTCCATAATGCCTCATATGACTTAGGTACATTAAATATAGTACCTAAGAAGATAGATGATACTTTTTATCTTTCACGTACAGCTTATCCAGAGTGGATGAAATACTCACTAGACTCTGTAGTTTCAAATTTGGGATTATATGGGCTATATGCAGAATTTGAGAAAAAGGATATGCAAAAAGCAGGGTTTATTAAAGGTGCTTATTTATCACAAAAACAAATTAAATATGCTGCAACTGATGTAGTAGCTCTTGCTCATATTTGGCAAAACAAGAAGATACAAGCAACACGAGAAGTATTAGCCTATAAAGTAGATATTTTAAGCTTAAGTTATTCAATTAAATATCAACAAAATACTTTAATTAGTTCACAAGAAAATGTAAGAAAAGAATTAGATAAAATTGAAGATAAAATTGAAGCTAACTATGAGCTATTAAATGGACTTAATCCTAACTCACCTAAGCAAGTAAAAGAGTACTTAAATATTGATAGTAGTGCTAAAGATGTACTAATTAAACTTATAACTACAGATAATAGTAGGTCTAGAATGGCTAAATTAGTATATGACCAAAGAAGACTATTGAAACGTAGAACATTTTTAAATAGTTATAATCACCCCTATGTAGTAACTAGGTTTAACCCCGCTGGGGCAGCTACAGGTAGATTTACTTCTACTGGTGGAGACCTTAAGTTAGGTATTAATGCCCAACAAATACCTAGAGATTTACAGTATATATTTAATCAAGATACTAAAGATACTACCGTGGTGCATGCAGATTATTCAACTGCAGAGTTAAGAGCAGGGTGTAGTATTATGAGAGATGCCGGTATGTATGAAGAACTAAAAGCGGGTAAAGACTTACATAGAATTGCTGCCACCTTAGCACTAGGAGGTAATCCAGAAGATATTAGCAAAGCCGATAGACAGAAAGGTAAAGCAATTAGTTTTGGCTTTATATTTGGGATGTCTGCACCTAGTTTTGTAGAATATGCTTTCATTAATTATGGTGTTAAGTTTACACAAGAAGAAGCTAAACAGATAAAAACTAAGTATCAACGTAAATATCCTAGTATAGCTAAATATGCACAGGCTAGATGGAATGATTACAAAAGTGATTTTGTTAAGTCTCCACTAGGTCGTAGAAACCAAGCCCGTATGGGAACTGATGCTATTAACTATGCCACACAAAGCTGTATAGCAGAGACTACAAAATTAGCTATACATTATTTAGTTAAAGAGCACCCAAAAGCTTTACAGTATATTTACAACGTAGTGCATGATGCTATCTATGCAAGAGTTCCTAAGGACGAGGGCGATATATGGGCAGATAGAGTAGCAATAGCTATGAAGAAAGGCTGGGTAGAAATATGCAAAAGACCTCTACTCTATTATAAAGATATTCCAATGCCGGTAGAAGTAGAATGGGATAATAAAGTAAAGGAGTACTAATGGAAGATTTAAATATGTTATCAGAAGAAATAGAGTTGGTTGATATCGACCTAGATATTGATGGTAATGTAAAGCCACCGAAGAATGATAAGATAGCTTTAATAGATGCAGATACTATTGCATTTACAGCTTGCCTTAATGTTGAGGAAGAATGTGAGGTATTACCACAAGAGTTCTACTCTGATGAAGAGTGGGATGAACTAAAACCTAAGATTAAAGATGGTGTTTACTATAATGTAGATGAATTGGCAGCAATAGCTAAAGCCAAAGAAAAAATAGATAGAATATTAGATAAAACAGGCTGTAAAGATGTGGAACTACATTTTACTGGTGGCCATAAAAATTTTAGATATAGTATATACCCAGAATATAAAGCTAATCGTAAAAATATGAGAGTACCAGCTAAACTTAGAGAAGTTAAAGAGGCTTTATGTAAAATGTATAAAGGCACTATACATACAAAATGGGAGGCTGATGATGCTGTAGTTCATTACTATGATAAAAATAAATATATCTTATGTGCAGTAGACAAAGATGTACTCAATAGTATAGAGGGTAGAAACTTTAACTATTATGAAAGTGGACTATATAATATAGAAATGAAGTGGATGGAAGTAGATAAATATACTTCTATTACTTGGAAATATCTGCAGACTCTTATAGGAGATAAAACAGATAATATAATAGGACTTAAAGGTATAGGGCCAGCTAAAGCACAGAAAATACTTAAGGGTTTAATGACTAATAAAGAATTATGGCTAGCCGTAGAAGAAGCTTATAAAATAAAAGGGCGAACTGCAGAAGATGCAGTGCTTAATCTTAATTTAGTAGATATGAATTTACTACAAGCAGATGGTACCATTAAACTACATACATTAGAGGAACTACGAAATGACTAGAGAGTACAGAAAGTTAATTATGGAGATAATATGGGATGGTATAGACCAGAAGTGTCGTAATGGTACACAGCGTATTATACCTAACTGGAGTTTTACATTAAACTTCGCTGAGTGTGACCCAAAGTTAAGACTACGAAAAATGTATTATAGTGGAGTAGAAGGAGAGTTTAGAACTTTAATTAGTAAAGAGCCTCTAACTAATGTTAAGCAATTTGAAGCTAATGGTTGTAACTACTGGAAACCTTGGGCAGCAGAAGATGGTAGTATTAATATAGACTATGCTAATCAAATGCATCCACAGTTTGAAGATTTAATAGAAAATATTAAAACTGACCCTACAAGTCGTAGACTTATGATAGACCTATGGGTTCCTGAGAATGTTAAACAAGGTATTCTTAGTCTTGAATGTTGTTGGCATAATATGACCTTTTCAGTAATAAATAATATTTTGCACATGAAGTGGACTCAGAGAAGTGTTGATACTATGCTAGGATTACCTAGTGACATTTATTTAGCTTACTTATTTATGGAATATATAGCTAATGCGTGTAACTTAAGAATGGGCACATGTATGTTTAGCTTATCTAATGTGCATATCTATAGTGAGCATATAAAAGCCGCTGTTGAGCTACTCAAGCGTTCAGAAAATGATTATAATAAACCATTAAAAATGGAGATAAAGAAATGAAAGTAGGAACTATATTACTTACTAAGAGTAACAAGTATGTTGATGCTGATGGTAATTTACCTAAGCGTCCAAGTTTTGACAAAGAACTATTAAGAGGTTTAGTTAGTGGTAAAAGAGTTAGTGGCTATAGCTATTTAATGTTACCACCAAGTATACAGAAACTTTGCTATTGTAAAGAGTTTGGTAGTGAGGAGCATTTTCCAATAAGTATAAAAGAGTTAGCACAAACAGAGCTATTGATAGTTATAAGAAGTACAGAAGAGTTTAGTAGAGGCAAAGAGTTTAAGTTTGATAACTTTAAATGTTTAGCAAAAGATAGGAGAATTGAATTATGGATTACACAGATATAGCTATTAAGACTGCACAGGAGTCGAAATGTAATAAAAGGAAAGTTGGTGCTATTATAGTATCTAATAAAGGCACTGTAATAGCTAGAGGATACAATTATAATCCTGATGGTAGTAATTGTGAAGATATTGATGGTAAAACTAAAGAGAGTGTAGTACATGCAGAAATAGCAGCCATAGATAAAGTTAATAATTGGTCTGCTGCCGAGACTATTTATGTTACTCATCCACCATGTGAAGGCTGTCAGAGAGCTATAGATTTTCATAATCTTAAGTTAATAGTAGTTACTGATTTTATGAAATTTGATAATAATAAATTAAGATATAGTCTAATACCACCAATAGCTATGAGAGAGTTGGCCAAGGTTTTAACTTATGGGGCTAAGAAATATAAGCCTAATAACTGGCAAAAAGTTGATGACCTAGAGAGATATGTAGATGCACTATATAGGCATTTGGAGGCGTGGCGAAGTGGAGAAACTAACGACCCTGAGAGTGGATTATCTCATTTATCTCACGCAATAACAAATATATCATTTTTATTATATCTAACGATAACAGAATGATATCAAATTTGGACAATAATTTTAAATCTATATAATTGTATAGATGAAGATTAAAAGTCCTTAAAATTAGTTTTAAAATTTAAGATTATTTTAATCTTAATTACGATATAATTAAATTAAATTAAATAAAGGAGAAAATTATGACAGTACAAGAATATGTGGCTCTCCAATTGGAGAGTTTAGACAGTATAGCACTTAAAGATAAAATGGGAGTTTCTCTAAGTATGATTAGTGCTTACAAGAAAAGCTATAATCCCAGTTTAGAGGTTGCTAAGCGGGTGTATACTCTAGATAATATAGTATTACATCCTTTTAGTGAAGCAGGTTTGAAGAGGGAATTAAAGCTATGAGAACTTTAGATGAACTTAATAAGTTAACATTAGAATGGTCTAAAGATAGAGGTATACTAACTAATGGTAAAGCTACTACCCAAGCGTTAAAACTAGGTAGTGAGTTTGGAGAGTTGTGTGATAACTTAGCTAAAGGTTTATCTATTAAAGATGACTTAGGAGATATGATAGTAGTAATTACTAATTTAGCGGCCTTAGAAGGTTTATCGCTAGCTGAATGTTGGAACCATGCTTATGATGACATTAAGGACCGCAAGGGCTTTTTAAATGAGAATGGTACTTTTATTAAATCTACTGATACTAGCTATAAACAATTACTAATAGAGTTTGAAGATGAAGAAACTACTATACATTGATACTGAGACTACTGGATTAATAGCAGGACATCATGCAATTATACAGTTAGCTTACATTATAGAGATAAATGGTAAAGTGGCTAAAAGAGGTAGTTATAAAATAAACCCTAAAACTTATAGTAGTAAGGTTTATGTATCACCTAAAGCATTAGAGTGCAACGGCTATCGTGTAGAAGATTTCGATAGATTTGCTGATGCTAAAGAAACTTGTAGAGATTTTGTACAGGTACTTAGTAGATATAAAGAAGGTCCTAAATTTAAGTTAGTAGCTTTTAATTCTAGCTTTGATATAAGCTTTATACAAGCTTGGATGAAAGATAGTAAGCAAGATTTTTATGGTAGATTTATAGATTATAAAGACCTAGACGTATTTGCATTAGTTAAATATTTGCAGTTTTATAATAAAATAGATACAGGTGTATCTCAAAACCTAGAGAGCTCTTGTAAGGCAGTAGGATTAGAGTTTGATGCACACGATGCCGTAGGTGACATTGAGGCAACTAGAGATTTACATTTAAGATTAGTGGAGATGTTATAATGTTAAAACAATATAAGGGTAAAGACTTAGCTGATATAGCTAAATCAAAGTTAATGGCAGATGAATATTATGCATCTGCTAAGTACGATGGCAATTACTGCCAGATTGAAAAGTTTGGTACTGAAGTTAAGTTCTTTACAAGCGGAGGTAAACAGTTCTATGATTTTACTAAGGGTGAAGAACTCAGTAAACTACCATATGATTTTATTATTGAAGCAGAATACATAGCAGATACTAATGGCCTTTTGGGTGATAGAGGTAGATGTACTTTAACTACTGCTAGAACTAATTTTAGTAAAGGATTAAAGTGGAATGGTGGTAGTTATATGGTATTTGATATACTCTATTTCAGAGACGAGAAGCGGTTAAGTGAGGAAGCCAATCCAGGTGAGTTTAGACATAGACTAAGATACTTACAAATACTAAGATTACCAAAAGATATGCAATTAGTTAATTTTAGACTATTAACTATAGCACAAGCTAAAGACTGGATGGAAGAAATTACTGCTGTAGGAGTAGAGGGTGTTTTTCTTAAACATCCTACACATAAATATAGAGATATAGGTAGGTCTAATTTAGCTGTTAAACTAAAGCCTAACCATCAAATAGATTTAACTTGTATAGGTATAGTAGAGGGTGAAGGTAAATATATTGGTATGATAGGCTCTTTAATACTTCAGGACTCACAAGGTAGAATTGTAAATGTGGGCTCTGGGTTAACAGATATGGATAGAGCTAGACCCAAAGAGTTCTTTATAGGGCAGAGAATACCAATAACATATGAAAGAATTGACAATACTTATATACAACCAAGGATTACAAAATGACTGAACAACAGATACAGCGAAAGATTATAAGATACCTTGAAAATAGAGATGCCTATGTAGTTAAAGTAGTTAGTGCAACTAGGACAGGTGTACCAGATATACTCTGTTGTGTACAAGGCAAATTTATTGGTATAGAGGTAAAAACTCCTACCACTAAAGAGAATACCTCAGCACTACAAAAGTATAATCTGGACCTAATAAAGACTAAGGGTGGATTATCCCTAGTAGCCTGGGATGTTCTAATGGTAAAGGAGTTTTTAGATGATAGAATTTAATATACCTGATTTACTGAGTAGCAATATGCTAAGGGAAAGAGATAGATATATAGTATCTAACTTTATACAAGTATATAATGTAACTACTATAAGAAATGTCACTAAAAATGGTAGCTGTAGTTGTATGTATAGTACAGAAGATTTAAAATTTAAATATAGTAAGTACATTAAATCTGGATACAGTAAGCCTAAAAGTAAAAGGGCAACAGTAATTAAAAAATTAATAGAAAGGTTGAGTAATGACACAAGATGAATTTTTAGAAAACATGATAGATAGTGGGGAGGTTCTTGTTGATGCAAAAGAACTAAGAAAGCTTTTACAAGAAGTTAACTCTTTAAAAAAAGAACAAAAACAATTAAAAGAATGGTGTGAAAATGAGCAAATGTTAAAAGGTATATGGAAGAAAAACTATTATAACCTTTTAGAAGAGAAAAGATTAAAAATAAATTTAAAGGTATAAAAATGAAAGTAGGAGCAAAAAATGCTAACTGAAACAAGTAAAGCTATTATAATAGCGGGATTATTTATGTTGTTGTTACTTATGGCTAATGGATTATTTAATTAAAAGGAAAAAACGAAGAATAAAGAAGAAATTAAAAAAAAAACTAAAGCTAAAGATAAAGACATATAAAATATGATGATGATGATTTGGTATTACCATTTTAATAAAATGGCTTAAAATTGAAGATAGACATATTAAAACAATAAATAAGGAGTAAAAGATGGCAAGATTATATTTTAGTATAATTGAAACAGTAGAAAATGAATACTGTGTTGAAATAGAAGAGAGCGAAATCGAAGGATATTTAAATGGTAATAAATTAATTAAACAATGTGATGTAGATAAAATGGAATTTAATCAAACACTTGAATATATAGAAACTGATTATACAACAATAGAAGTTTCAAGGATAGAAAATGATTAAAAAGAGAAAAAATAAATATGCAAGTATAGTTTTACAAAGAAAAGTTATGTTTGCATCATTTGGTTTTTTTGCAGTTATTTTTGAAAAAAACAAAACAATGTCTAAAACACTTATAAATTATTATCAAAGATTAGGTCATATAACAAGAGGGTAGGAAAAATATATGTCTAAAGATTGGGAAGATATTAATCGTGTAGTTTTAAGATATGAGAACCAACAGAAGAAAAAAGAATTAAGTGAAAAAGAAATGGAGATAGATTATTTGCTTACTTCAGTATCAATACTTGCTACTTATTATGATTTAACAAGTAAAGGAACAAAGAGTTGGTTCTATCCAATAGAACTATTTAATAATGTTAAAAAATGGTTTAATATAAAAATATAAACAAATAAATAAAAAGGCAATAAAGAAAAGGAAATTAAGATGAAATATATAGTTATACAGCATGTAACATTTGCCCCAAAAGGGGCAATATTAACAATGAAAGTAGGTAGAAATACCGATATTTCTATGTTTGTTGCAAAAGA